CCTGTAAATCAAGTACCAAAAGGTGCCAAGATTACACAAATGTATACAACCTATCAACAACAAGGTAACATGGCTGTTCCAGTTGATGCAAATGGAGCTCTAAATGTTCTAGGTAAGATACCTTTAAATCAAGTACCCCAGGGTTCCAAGATTGTACAAAACACAGAACAAGGTGCATTGGCTCAAAATCTGCCAGGCGCTGCGCCTGCCGCTCCGGCCGCAACACCAGCGGCAGCAAAGCCAGCAACACCGGCGGCACCAGCGGCAGCAAAGCCAGCAACACCGGCAGCACCTGTAAACGAACTCAGTACCAACAAATTGAGCCAATACAAAACTGCTGCTGCCCGGGATGCTAAAAAAGCCGATCAAGCTGGTGATTTCAAACGCGGTGACAAACGACTCAGCGGCATGGTGCAGGCCACAAAGAAACAGTTTGACAACGATGCCAAGAAGGTTGATGAAAGTCGTGCCGCTCGCAGAGCACTCATGGCCCGGATTGTAAACAGTAGATAATGACTGAGGATGTGACCATCCTGTATCAGGGAGGATCGGGTGGTTTTGCACTTTATTACTACTTGCTGTTGACCGGTCGGTTCCAACACAGTACGGAAGAGACTTGGGAACTGATACACAATCAATTCCCCTCTGACTTGGCCACTGATCCTGGCATATGGAAAACTCGTGAATTATGGCCGGACAATGTGGCATTAAAAAAACGATCCGGTCCTCGACTATTCTTGATCTGCAATCCATTATGGACAGCTGATATGACCGAAGTCAATCATGCTATCAGTGACAATACCCATAAGATACTGTTATATACATCATTAAAATTGCAATTGAGATTGGCCTGGGAGAAACGGGCCTATTGGTTTACAGATGTGAGTCGCCAAGCCTTTGCAGCACCCGACAGTGATCGAGAATATATCAGATGGATCCTACAATCCGGTGTACCATTTAAACACACTTGGGTGGATCCCCGGGTGCCGGCAGTGATTGAAGAATTCCAACCCAATGTGATCCTGCGCCTTGAAGAATTCACATCCAATCCAGCCACCCCAGACCAGAGAAAATTCTTAGACCACTGGATCAGTTTACAACCTAAAAAAGCTCGACATCTCATGCACCTATAAGTAGAAGATGAAGACTGTGATTGTTCTTTACCTGCCCGGGCATGCAGGTAATTTTATAGCTAGATTATTCTCTCTAGGCTCGGAAACCATGCCCTTGTTGCCACAAGACATGCTACAACATCACTTAGAAACAGTTACTGATATCCCAGCTGATTTTGATAGACTGGAAAGCTATAGATTTTCAACAGTGCCCACAACATATAACGATTGGCAACGGTTCCATAGGTCCTATGCCGACTACAAAGAATACTCATGTTACAATCTATTAAACATTTACTGTAAACAGAAATATTCCAGGATAGTATTTCCGTTGCATCCGCATGAGTTTATAGCCGATTTTAATAATCAATCCGATTCGGAATTCTACTATGTAGATCTTGATCTCAATCTGTGGGGCGATTGGGTCCGCGAACAACAAACCAAATTAAATTTTCAATATCGTCACAACGAACCGCAGCAATTTGAAGATCTCAAAGTCATGCATAACATGCAGCCTATCAGTTTAGATAAGTTGCTAGACAGTCAACAATCTTTCTTAACCGAATATCACAGGATCTGTAAGGTCATGGATATTGAACCATTGACTCAACAAGCCCTGTTATTGCGGCAAGATTGGATGAGTGTGCGACTAAAGACAGAAAAAATCTATACCATAAGTCGCCCTCCCAATGATGACTTTACCTATGATCTATTTGTCGACCTTGTAAAATCCTACCCTGATTCATCCGAGGCATACTACATCTGGAGTTTCCCGCCAAAGACCTTGAGAACATTTTTAAAATACACACCGTTCTCATCATCGACTATCATCATTGGTATAAAAGATCTACTGGAAGCATATGATTTTGAACAGTTTAATTGGTGGAGAAATCCTACATTGACCATGGTATCTCTTATCAGTGACATGGTAAAACAACACGCCGACAAAACATTTATATTATTTGTTAGCTTGGAACAATTGGACCTTTCACTCAATGAGCCTAACTTGCACATCATACCCTGGGGTGGAGATTGGATCAATCAACGAACCGGTTACACTAAGTTAAGCCCGGTGCTGAATAAAAATTTCAACAGCAAGAAAACCTTTGTAAATCTCAACAGGCATGCACGAGATCATAGGATAATAACAATGAGTTATTTGTTTGGCAGCGGTGTTGCTGAAACAGGCACGATAACATATCTAGGTGGGCCTAATGAAAACAGATCAACTCCGTTGTTGGATCGTATATACTGGGAATTTGGATCCGAACACAATGAGATAAAAACAAAAATACTAGCTGGATTTGATCTGATGAGAAGTTCGCTAAACACTCCCAGTGACACCTTTGATATCTATCATGTATATGGTGGCGAACAGAATGATAACATTGGCAATTTTGAAAATCGGTTACGCAGCATGTATCAAGATAGTTTTGTAGAAATTGTAAGTGAATCTTCCTTTACCCCGAATTCTTTTATGTTGACCGAAAAAACTGCCCACAGCTTTTATGGTTGCAACTTTCCTATCATTCTCAGCGGAGCAGGTGCTGTGGCACATCTAAGAGACATAGGATTAGATGTGTTTGATGATGTTGTGGATCATAGCTATGATCAGATTGCCAACCCTTTTGACCGCATAGTAAATGCTATAGAATCCAATCGCAGACTTCTAACCGACACAGACTATGCTAAACAATCTTGGGCCGATTGTAGATCAAGATTTGAACGCAATGTTGCGATCATGCGTGACATCTATTCATGGTATGAACAGCGAACACGAAAAAAGTTTGCCGAAACACTTGAACTTATCGGCTAGACCAACTATAATACATTTTTACTGGAGACACTCAATGAAAACATTCAACGGCGATCAAAAGATCAAACTCACACAACTGATCAACGAAGGCATGCAGGTCATGCACGAAGTGGACACACTCAGTGCCGGACTCAATGATACCATCAAAGCCATTGCTGAAGAACTGGAGATCAAACCTGCTGTACTGAAGAAAGCCATCAAGCTGGCACACAAAGCCGAGTTTGGCAAAGCCAAACAAGATCACGAACAGCTGGAAACTATCTTAGAAACTGTGGGCAAGACTCTGTAATTTTGAAAACCATAAGTTTCTACCAACAGCCAATTAAATTCTCTCCTAAAAATTTTGTAAACAAAATTTGTCTGGAGCCTTTTAGAACGATCGAAATAGATATAAAAGGCAATGTAGGAATTTGTGGATGTGCAGCATGGTTGCCTACTCGTGTTGGAAATATGTTTCGTCAATCTATTGGCGAAATACTTGGATCAGATCTAGCCCAGGACATACGTGCCAGCATCAGTAGAGGATCATATGACTATTGTAATGCTGTCACATGTAACATCATCTCCTCCAATCAATTGATCGAGACAGAAAGTCTCGGTGAACACTATCAACATGCAGTCGCTCATCCCGAAACATGGATGATGCCGCAAGAAATCTATCTAAGTGGGGATGCCACATGCAATCTCACTTGCCCTAGTTGTAGAACAGAAGTTTTTAAAATAAACGAAGATCAAATTGACGAACAATTGAGATTGGGCCAGATACTTAAAGATAATCTGTTTACTGATAGCAGCGATCAATCAATTGCGTTACATGTCAGCACCACTGGTGAAGTTTTTGCCAGTGCATTGTTGTTGAAATTTTTGAATTCTATAGAACCTGAAAAGTTTCCTAATCTCCGATTGTGGCTACAAACTAATGGCTTGTTAGCACCAAGATTCTGGAATAAGTTAGGAAGCATGGCCAACAGGGTAGATAACATCACAGTCACTGTGGATGCTGCCCGTGGTGATACCTACGAAAAACTCAGGCGTGGCGGGAAATGGGCAGACATACTAGAGGCATTGGAATGGATCAAGAATAAAAAAATTGAAAACGGTATGTCTCTACATCTACGCATGGTGGTACAGCGAGATAATATTGACCAGCTGTTGGAATTTTATGAGCTAGGCCAAAACTACTTGGCAGATCAGATTGAATATGTTAGAATAACCAGCTGGTTCACTTATAGTGAACAAGAGTTCAAAGACATTGATATTGTTGACATTGATCACCCTGATAGAGATCATGCTATGGCTAAATTAGAACAGATTAGATCTCTACCCAATGTGTGGTTAGCAGGAGGCCTATGACCACTTTCTCACAATGGCGATCTGGTGTAGCGGATTATGTGCGAACTGATTTTCGTGCGTATCCCTTGCGCTTTTGTTTGGAAGTGATGGTATGGGCGATATCACTGGGTTGTAGTCTTACCTATGCCATCATGGTTCCTGACCTGCCATTTATACAACTGTATATAGCATATATCACTGCTTGCTTGATCATGGCATGGTGTGCGTATACTCGAGGCAGCTTTGGCATCCTAGGCAACTATCTGATAATAAGTATAATTGACAGCACAGGGCTGATCAGATTGCTATTGCAGAGCAATTGAGAGTCGTTCACTTTACGAACATGAATCACGGCCCACCGGCCATAAACGGAGAGATATATGAGTTATGTTGACGCACTCTACGATCGAGCACACGATCGTATACATGTGGTTGAGAGAAAAGATGGACAGAGAGTTTATCGTGAGTATCCAGCCAACTATGTTTTCTACTACGACGACCCCAGAGGCAAGTTCCGCTCAATCTACGGCACACCTGTGGCAAGGTTTTCATCCAAGAACAACAAAGAGTTCCGCAAAGAAGTGCGGATGCACTCCAACAAAAAGATCTACGAGTCGGATATCAATCCCATCTTCCGCTGCTTAGAGGACAACTACAAAGGCCAGGATGGCCCTCGACTACACACAGCATTTTTCGACATCGAAGTAGACTTTGATCCCGAACGCGGATTCTCACCTGTGAGCGATCCATTCAACCCAGTCACTGCTATAAGCATCTATATGGATTGGTTGGATCAGATCGTCACACTGGCTGTACCACCGCGACACATGAGCATGGAAACTGCTCAACACATTGCCAGTGAGTTTGAAAACTGTTTCATGTTTGAAAAAGAAGCAGACATGCTGAACTCATTCCTAGACTTGATCCAGGATGCAGACATCCTCACTGGCTGGAACTCCGAAGGCTATGACATTCCTTACACCGTGAATCGCATCAGCAGAGTGTTAAGCAAGGATGATACCCGTCGCATGTGTTTGTGGAATCAATTCCCTAAGCAGCGCATGTTTGAACGCTTTGGTGCAGAGAACGAGACCTTTGACTTGGTGGGTCGGGTGCATATGGACTATATGCAACTATATCGCAAATACACTTACGAAGAGCGTCACAGTTACAGTTTAGATGCCATTGGTGAATACGAAGAGATTGGTCGCAAGACTGCGTTCGAAGGCACCTTGGATCAACTTTACAACCAGAACTTCAAGACCTTTATCGATTACAATCGCCAGGACACAATGTTGATAGGCAAGCTGGATAAGAAACTGCGTTTCTTGAGTCTAGCCAACACACTGGCGCATGAAAATACCGTGCTATTGCAGACCACCATGGGTGCAGTGGCAGTGACTGAGCAGGCCATCATTGTGGAAGCTCATGAGCGTGGTATGGTAGTTCCCAACCGTAAAGAAAGACTCTCAGATGAAGACACGCAAGCCGCAGGTGCCTATGTTGCTTATCCCAAAAAAGGCATCCACGAATGGATTGGTTCCATCGACATCAACTCGCTCTATCCCAGTGCTATTAGGGCCCTTAACATGGGGCCCGAAACCATTGTCGGTCAGCTTCGGCCCATAATGACCGACCGGCTGATCAAGGACAAGATGGCCCGAGGAGACAGCTTTGCTGCTGCCTGGGAGGGCCTGTTTGCCAGCCTTGAATACACAGCCGTGATGGAACAACAACGCGGCACAGAGATTACCATAGACTGGCAGGATGGAGGAGAGACAATACACTCCGGCGCCGAGATATGGAACATGATCTTTGACTCCAACCAGCCTTGGATCTTATCAGCTAACGGAACCATCTTCACTTATGAGAAGGAAGCCGTGATTCCCGGCTTGCTCAAGCGTTGGTATGCAGAACGCAAGGACATGCAGAAGAAAGCCAGAGAATACGAAGGCAAGGATGATGTGCAGTTCGAATACTGGGACAAACGACAACTGGTCAAGAAGATCAACTTGAACTCATTGTATGGTGCTATCTTGAACCCCGGCTGTAGGTTCTTTGACAAGAGAATTGGTCAATCAACCACACTAGGCGGTCGTACCATCGCCAAGCACATGGATGCGTATGTGAATGAGTGCATCACTGGTGAGTATGATCACACCGGCAAATCAATCATCTATGGTGACACTGACTCATGTTATTTCACTGCTTGGCCCATGCTGGAGAAGGAAGTAAAAGAAGGTCGCATGGAATGGTCCGCTGAGACCTGTATCGCGCTGTACAACTCCATAGCAGATCAGGTCAATGAATCATTCCCGGGCTTTATGGAACAAGCATTCCACTGCCCAAGAGAGATGGGATCAGTTATACGTGGCGGTCGAGAGATCGTGGCACGAACTGGCTTATTCATCACCAAGAAGCGTTATGCTGTGCTATACATCGACAAAGAGAACAAGCGTGTGGATGTGAA